GGGCTAAAAAGGCGGTGGATGAAAAAAAATAAAAAAAAATTCATTTTTTTCTAAAAGTTAATAGCTTTTATAAAAGCCCTCTTGTAATCTTGGATTTATAAGGGGGCTTTTTTTATGAAAGAAGGTGTTCAATCATTCTTTTTGGCGGCGGGTAATAACGGCTGCTACTGTTTTGCAATTATTAGAATTGCCGAACGTATTACAAAAACAGAGATCGATCCTTTATCTGCATTGCAGGCGGGAATTGCTAAAAAATTCATCCGCGTCAACGAAAAAAACTATTCACAGGGTGATAATTTTTATGTTGCCGAACCTGCTAAATTTTTGACATATCTTTCAGGCTGGAAGTGTGATGTAAAAAAAGAAGCTCCTGATTATCAGCTAAAAGATGGGGAAATTGCTGTTGAGCGCTGGGACTGTAACGGTAGGACGCATTTCAAACTTTCCGACTGGGATTCTTTAGAAAATTCGCAAGTAGTGAAATACGGAAAAATCGCATCATTGCGCGTATTTTATCCGCTTTAATTCTTTTTGAGGCGGTTTGTATGAAATTTGCAATAGACAACATTATTGACAGCTGGTTCGACGGCATTACTGCAGCACAGGTAACCGAAGCGCTTGCAGGACTTAAAGACGGTGAGACGTTGGAACTCAGTATTAACAGTCCGGGCGGAGACGTATATGAAGGGATTGCGATTTTTAATGCAATCCGTGAAGTCGCAAAAACGCATCCGGTTATTGTTACAATCAACGGTCTTGCTGCGAGTATGGCAAGTTACATCGCGCTTGCAGCTCGGACGGTTGACAGCAATGCAGTTGTAAAGGCGTCGGATAATTCTATCTTTATGATTCACAATCCGTATACGGGTATATACGGTGATTATAAAAAATTTGAAAAGACGGCAAGCTATTTAAAACAGCTTGCGGGCGCGTTGGCCGGTGTGTATCAATCAGTTTCAAAAAAAAGCGAAAAAGACATCCGCGCTCTTATGGACGAAACGACGTTCTTTGTCGGCAATGAAATTTTTGAAAACGGATTTGCAAATGAATTTGAAAAACATGCAGCTACAGAACAAGACGATGATGCCGACGCTCCGCTTATTGAAAGCCGTGATGCGCTTATCGTGAACGCAAAGTTAAAAATCAAAAATTGCTATGACAAATTACAAAAGAGCGCTGAAAAAGACGGCGGCATATCGATAGAAAAAGCGGCCGCGCTTTTGCAGACACCGGCAGTTTCCGGCAAGACGGTTGCCGCGCATAATGATACAAACACAAATGGAGGCAGTATGAATGTTGAAGAATTAAAAGCAAAAGACGCGGCGTGTTATGACGCTGTTTTTGCATTAGGTGAAAAAGCAGGGCGCGAAAAACAATCTGCGATGGTGAGCGGACATTTGCGCCTTGCGGCAAAGTGCGGAGCGTATGAGCTTGCGGCAAAGTTTATTGAAGAAGGTAAGCCTGTTGCGGAAGAGTCGGTGCAGGATGCTTATATGGATTTTGCAATGACGAAAGCGCAGGCGCAAAACCGCATGGATGATAATCCGCCTGCAACGCATACGGAATCAGCGGAGAATAACGCAGACGAAAAGGCTTTAATGGCTGAGTTTGACAAAGGCTTTTTCGGAAAAGAATAAGAGAGGTTCGCTATGGCAAAGATTGAAACGAGTACGGTTGATACCAGTACTGTGCTGTTAGGCAATAATGATTTTGAAACCGGTCTATTGGCTGCCGTGCCTGCCAATACGATTGTTAAAGCCGGTACATATCTAAAACGAGACGGGGAAAAGTTTGCCGTACTGACAACCCCTGCCAGTGAAAAGGTTGTGGGTATTGTGCCGTTTGACGTGGAAAACGAGAAAGGCAGCGTTGCTGATGTTCCGTTCCGTGCGTTGATTGCAGGGCGTGTGCGTGCTGATAAGGTTTTGCTGAACGGCAATAAACCGGCGGTTGAACAGCTGGATATGCTCCGTGCGTGCGGAATAATTCCGGTAACTGTTACGGATGTTTCTCAAACTGCGTAATGCGTTTGCAAGTGTGATAAAGAGGAGTTGAATACTATGTTGCCGAATTTTATTACCAGAATTGTACAACTGTTTAATCAAAAACCTGACATCAGCAAGATGGGGTTTTTGTCTTCGTTTTTTAAGACATCATCCGATTCGTTTACCGATGCGGAAAAATTTGAATACGACATAACCCGTTCGGGTGAAGATGTCGCGCCGGTTGTCCGCAATTTAAGCACTGGGGCGGTGCTAATTGCCGAGGATGAATTTCAAAGTAAAAGCATTCCCTTTCCGGTGTATGCGCTTGCAAAACCTGCCAATATTGCGCAGCTGATGAAACGGCAGCCCGGAGAAAATGCCTATGCCGACAAAGTCAACTGGTTCGGAAAGCTCGCAAAAATTCTGGTTGACGGATTTGCAAAAATGACGGCGATGATTCGCTATTCGGTAGAGCTGCAAGCCGCGCAGCTTTTGCAAACGGGCAAAATCATTTTAACCGACGAAAAAGGAAACGCAACGTATGAGCTTGACCTCAAGCCGAAAGCGTCGCACTTTCCGACGGCGGCTATTGCGTGGGGTGCTTCCGGTGCAAATGTGCAGGCTGATATAACCGCGCTTGCCGATGTTATCCGCGATGATGGTTTCTGTGATATTACTACGTTGATTTTCGGGAAAAACGCATGGGAAAAATTTATTGCCGATCCGTCTGTTCAAACGGCATTGCGTCAAGACGGCTTACGGCTCGGTATGCTGAATCCTGCCTTAAAAGACAAGGGTGGGAAGTATATGGGTTATATCGACATCGGCGCAAACCGCTATGATTTGTGGGTGTACAATGCCCGTTATAATGAATTCGGAAAGACGGTAAAAACAAAATATGTGCATGACGATAAAGTTATTTTCTTGCCGGATATTGAAGATTTGGATTTTAGAAAAATGTTCGGCGGCATTCCGACAATCAACACGGACGAAACGTTCGGACAGTTGTTTGACGGGAAAATTCAGATCGGCGAAGAATTTGATTTCCGGCCGCGCGTATGGTGGGATGCGGAACGTGAAGCATATATCGGAGAAATTAAAAGCCGTCCGTTGTGTTGGCCGTTTTCGATTGACCGCTTCGGCTGCTTAACAATCCAATAATTTTTTTTGTAGGAGGATATGTACATGAGTAAATATAAGGTTGCCGAAGGTTTTGCGTTTACGGCTGGCGTGGTTGTGTATGCGGAAGGCGATGAAATTTCCCTTGAGCAATTCGGCGGAAATAAAGATGCGTTTTCGGTTGCCTGCGGGAAAGGTATGATTATTGCTATTCCTGATGCAGAGGATGAGGACGAAAACGGCAGCAAGACGCCGCCTGATGATGGTGATGGCGGAAAGGGTTCGCAAAAGACGCTTGAAGCTCTAACTAAAAAAGAACTTGAAGGGCTTGCAGCGAAATTAAAAATCGAAACCGGCGGAAAAAAGAAAGGAGAAATTATTGCGGCAATTAAAAAGTTGATTGCCGATTATCTTGCCGCTATCGATACTGCGACTGACGAACAAGTCAAAGAGTTTGCTTTGTCTTTCGGTATCGATGTGAAAGATAAGACGAAGGACGAAATCATTGCAGCGTTAACCGAACTGCAAAAATAGGTAGGTACACAATGAATATACGGGAGCTTGCGGAAAAGGATTTGTCTTTTACATTGGAAAATGCCAATGTCAGCGGCTCCCGTTTTGTGCTCAGCGATAAAAAGGGGAATCATTTTAATTTAACCGGTGCAGTCGGCGACATAGGCTATCTTCTAAATACGGACGGCGTGCCGGTACAGGGCAGAACGATAACGGTTTCATACCGGCTTTCTTCGCTTGCGATGTACACAAAAGAAACGCCGCAAAAAGGGTGGCAGGTGTTGTTACGTGATTTATCCGGTACGGAATATCGGCTCTATGTTGTTCGGTATGAACCGGATAGGACAATCGGGATTGGCAGGTTGCTGTTGTCAGTACAGTTGAAAGAGGTGTAGAGGCGTAGCGGTATGCAGGCGCAAATTCAAACGCTTTTAAACGAAAAAGACAAGGTAGAAAAAATACGGGATGCTATAGCGCTTATCTTAAAAACAGAATTAAGCAATCAATATGCGCTTGCAGAAACGGCCGGTATTGAATCGATTGAAGATTTTAATATCGGCGTATATTTGGAAAGCGCTCGGCCGTGGGAATTAACAGCAAACGAAGCGGGCGGTAATCCGTTTCCGCTTGTAAATATTTTACTGAATGAGACGCGCCGTGCTGAAGGAAAAGCGGGGAGCGCAATCGGACGGAAAAGATATACCGCTTCTTTTTCTGTTGATTGCTATGCGTGCGGTAATGCCGAATCGGACGGCGATGATACAAGGCAAGCAACATTAAAAGCGTGGCGTATTGCGTGTATTGTCCGTTCCATTTTACTACTCGGATTTTTGGCCTCTTTAGGTATTCGCG